TTCTTTGGAATCTGGAGACGGTTGATACCACGGAGCATTTCCTTATAGACTGTTTTTCGCAGCTTATTATGATGTTTTCTGAGCACTACCACTGAACCATGCGCATCTGCCACAATCTGGTAATCCGTTCGGATTGCTGCAAAACTGGATTTTGTGCCGGCACGGCCAGACGTAAGGATAATGTGTTTATATGTTTTATTATTAAATACCGGAAGATATTTTGGAATCACTATCTCTGATATTCTGACCTGCTTTTTCGTCCGCATCGTTTATGATCTCAACTCCATCCTCTTCTCCGTCTGTCGGTGCTGCTGCCAGACGTTCCGTCTGAGCTTTCATCTGAGCAATCTTCGCTTTCTGCTCCTCTGTTGCCATATCCATGTGATCTGATAGCCACTGTAGAGCTTTCATCCGGTCAGACAGCTTAATGCTGGCACCGTCTTTTCCCTGCTTCACTTCTGACAGGATAGTACCATCCACCTCGGAAGAGTCCTTGAACCGGACTGTATTCACAATCTTTGTAAGCTGCTTCTCTTCGCCAGTCTCAGGATCCTTTATCTTCACAGGTCCATACATTGCTATAACCGGTACCTCTTCCGTACCGAATGTCATGTAGTCAGTGATGTCTGCAAAAGCTATATCCATGTATTTCTGAAAGATATCTGCTTCGGATAGGAACTCTCTATTAAGATGCTCCTGTTTCAGCCTCATGATTTCTTCTTTTACCTCAACATTTCTCAACATCCTGCTGCCGCTTCTCATCGCTATTTCATAACTGCACCCATACGCTTTTTGATATGCTTTTGTTGCATTGAAACAACGGATATAGTAAATACAAAAAAGCCGCTGTTTGTCGGTTAGGTCAGGATTCTCCATCACCTGATCAACTTCACTCTCAGCAGCTTTCTTTTTCTTCACTTTTTTCTTTTCCGAACGCTCGCTATTTTTATCCGAACGTTCGCTATCCCATTTATGGGTGCATTTCCATCTTCTGACGGTACCTTCAGGCAGGTTTAGTTGACTTGCAATCTCAACTAATTTCATTCCCCGCTGATATAACTGTCTGGCTTCTTCTATTCTTTTATCTGGTGCTCTGGCCAAGCCTCACCACCTCTCAATCGTTTCGTTTTTGTTATTATGTAAAATACAGTCCTGCCAGCACCATACACGACAGCCGATTGCTGCCGTGACGAAAGGAGGTGCTAACGCTTACATACAGTGAATCCATGCCTAAAGTATGTATGCGCTGGTGCTGTGCACGCTGTACGAAAATTGGCATTAGAAAAGCACCCCGAAGGGTGCCTCTCTTGTTTCAATATGTCTTTTACGCTTTCTGTGTTTTTGCTAAAATAGCCTCCTGTAATACCTGTGAAAAATTAATCTTTCTTTTTTCGGCAAAAGTATTTAACCATGCCGGAATAGTTACATTTTTTCTCACTGCTTTTTCACCATACTGCTCTGCATATTTGTCCATATCAAGCAATACGATATTTACCTGCCCGTTTTCACGTGGTTTTACATCTGCATATGCAGATGCTTTAGGAATTTCATTACCTTCTTCCAACTCGTCAAGTACCCATCCACTTGCCGCATCAATGGCCATTTCAAAAGCCTCTTCAAGGTCATTCCCCTCCGTGACGCATCCGGGTAGATCTGGAAATTCTACAGTGTAGCCTCCTGATCCGTCTGAAAACGGATAAAAGACCGCCGGATAAATAAGTTTCATTGTTGTTCCTCCTCTTCTCATTTAGGATCATGTTAAGATATATTATTAGCGCGGCTGGATTTTATATTCCAGCCTGACGCTTAATTGATTTTACTGTATCCATATGTATATCACCGCCATGTTCGGGTACCGTTACCTTCCCCGGCTTAGTCGGATGTTTGTATTGATGGTGTGAACCCTTCTGAGCTACTTGATACCATCCATCCGCCAGTAAAATCTTTTCGAGTTCTCTGAACCGCATCTTAACAGTGCTCCTTTCTGTTGTTCTATGTTTATATTATAATACACACTATGCGCACTGTCAAGTTTTTTTATACGCATTATACACATTTTATAAAAAGGTGTCCGAATTGGACACCTGAATATTCAAAAGCGGAACTGCTGCCAGCTCCGCCCCTTTAAGGAGATATTATTATGAAAAACCCACATTCACGCGCTTCCCTCACGTGATCGGAACAGATGGACTCGAACCACCGACACAAGTGCTGAAATGCCTCTGCTCTACCGCTGCTGAGCTATGTTCCGGTATGCTTTTCGGACCAGCCTCTAGTCATCAGGATAAGCAATAACCTTTTCCCTTAGGGATAAAAGGGTACTTGTAACTTCTCTTTTCGGAGAAGCGGGGAAAGAGCCGCCGGCCTTTAAGCCTTTGGCTACATTCTCATTGTACAACGAATTAACCGAATAATCCGAACTATTTTTACTTTATACCCTGATTTTTTAAATACTTATCTCGAATCATCAGTCTCGGATAATCCTCATTGTGCGGCATGCCGATCTGCTTCGCAATCGCCTTCCACGTCATATTCTGTTTGTAGAACATCCGGAACACACATCTGGTCTGTCCGTCCTTAATGTCGTCAATCCATTGATCCATGACCTTGACTTTCTCTTTCTTGCGCTCCAGAACCTTCTCCCGCCGGTCATACTTCTTCTGATCAAAGCCTACAACACTCTGTGGTCTGGGATAACCGGTCTGGTAATCGAAGATCGTATCATTCCCAAGTCCCGCCTCTGTATTCTTCATCATCAGTAGTTCCAGCTCCAACACCGGTATCTCCTGTTTCAGCTTCCGGTACCGATCCAACATATCCCTGGTAACCTTAATCCCCATTATACAACACCCCTCATCATCATTTTCAGCTGTATGTATGACGGTGCTGTGCGATATCCCTTATCGTCTTTCAGTAACACACAATACTTGTACAGCTCAAGAACGATATAAGTCCTCTGGATCTTTCTGTCCGGCTTATGTTCTTCTCTGTACATTTCAGTGAGTACAATCTTCTGTCCGCGTTTCAGGCCATGTTCCTTCTCACGTAACTGCTGTAATTCTTCCCAGTGGGTGTTCTGCATCGCCTGTCCGGAAGTCGGATCCAGATAACCCTCGTGTTTTTTATATGCCATCTACTTCACTCCTAACTAAGAAATTTATTGATAAAATACTGCTGTCCTTTTCCAGTTACTTTCGTTGTTCTGTTGATTCTCACAGAACCATCAGGATTATTCACCGTACTCTCTTTTATTTCAAACAGACCAAGTTCCATTGCCTTCTGAGTCGGACTGTTCCAGTCAGATCCTTTACGTTTGATCAGATAACCCTTTTCACGCAGCCATTCAAATAAACGTTTCTGCCCAATATCAATACCATTCTGTTTCAGCATCTTTGCCAAATCTCCAATCAGAACAGAAGTATGACTGGTTGACACTGCATCTGCAAAGATTTCTTTAGGACGCATACGCTGCACATCTTCCATAAGCACGGTGTTACTGGATTTCAGTTTCTCTATTTCTTTATCAGCCATCTTTAATGCTCTTGCAAACACCTGCTCCGGAGTGTTCCATGCTTTTTCCAGATCTAAGAAATACTGGCGATACTGCTTTCCTTTTTCGGAACGCTGGATCATACAGATCTGCTTTGCCATGTCTACAGAAATCTCATAATCAACGGCTGGTCTACCTCCTGTACTTTCGCTCATTTTTGAGCAAAAGTCTTTTTCTGCTTCAAAACCATATTCTGCCATGCGAGGAAACCAATCTTTAAATGCGGTTTTTATCTCAAGCCCGGCATGTAAATCTCTTGCTGATACTGTTGGTGTTTCTGCTTCATAGTTGATTTTAATTAATTCGTTCATTTATGTTTTCTCCTTTTTTCTCTTGATTTAAAATGTGGAGTACCTTATACTTATCTTCACAAGGTACTCCTTGTGTTTAAGACAATCCTCTATGCGGGTCAGGCAGTTGCGGATTGTCTTTTTTTACGTCTCTCCAAGCGTTTTCCCTGTATTACTCCGTACTGGAAAGCTTTGTACATTGCGAAATAGTGACTCTCTGTATCTT